ATAACTCAATTAAATCTTCGTCTACTAATATACCATTTGAATTATATCTTAATAAGATTTTATCTTGATAGCCTTGACGTATAATTTCTTCAATAAATGTTTTATGTTCTCTAATCATTAAAGGTTCGCCACCAGCAAAATATACTTGCTTTAAGTTAGGAATTTGTTTATTCATTTCCTCCCAAAACGTTTCCTTCTCATGCCACTTATTATTGAACTCTGATTTGTCCCAAGCCATTTGTCTTTTTACTTCAGGGTCTTCTAATTGCGGAACTAATTCTTTCCAGTCTTTAACCCATTGACTAGAATCATGCGGACTACACATTACGCATTTAACATTACACGTATGACCTAAACGTAAATCTAAATATACTAATTCTTCTGGAACTGTACCATCTTCTTGTGTTTGTTTAATTAATTCAGGAATATCTACTCCATCTTTATACCAAGTACCTGTTTCCCAAATACGTTTACTAACAACACCTATTTTTTCTTCATTAAAACATTTAGTACAACTAGCAGGAATTTGTCCTTTAAGCATAGTAGTTCTTACTGACTTCATATAGTCATTGTTCCAAGCCTCCATAGGCGTTTCACGACCGAAGTTAGCAGGCTTACCATGTTCCATTTTTACTAATCCTACTTCATGATCACCAGTAGCCGCTCCGCTGGCATTAGCACTACAACATAAACGCATATCACCATTTGGTCTTGTTGCAAAATGTATCCACGGTAAAACACAGAACGTAGGAGATTTAGAAACGCCTTCTAACTGACGTTGCCATTTACCTAACTGTGAGTCTGCAGGATTATACCAATACTCGTTACTGTCAGTCATCTTCTAATTCCTTTACAAGTGGGACAAATCTTACTCCTATTAAAGATTGTTGCTCAATCAGTGGAACCCCAGCAATTTCCTTTTTCTTTGTAACTAATAATAATTCACCCTTAACAGGTATAATCATTTTTCCGCCAACTACTAACTGTTTTGTTAAGTCAACTGGAATTTCATCTGCCATAGCTGTTACCATAATTCTATCATAAGGTGCAAATTCTTTCCACCCTTTATAACCGTCGCCAACTTTACTAATAATATTTTTATACTTTTTAAGTTTTGGTGCAGTCTTATCATATAATTCTTTAATTCGTTCTACAGTATAAACTTCCTGTACTAGTTCAGATAATACAGCGGCTTGATAACCTGAACCCATTCCTATTTCTAGTACTCTATGCAATGGTTGGAGTTGAAGCATATCAGTCATATATGCTACAATGAAAGGTTGCGAAATAGTTTGTCCATGCCCAATAGGAACTGGCATATCTTCGTATGCTAATTCACCTACAAAATGATGTCTTGGTATTAAAGTCATAGCATATATAATTCTTGAATCAATAGCTTTTCCACCGGCATAACTTAAAGCATGAGCATTAATTGTTTGTAACATTTCGTTCTGTAACTGTTTATCTATTAATCTAGTTTTCATTTTCTTCCAATTATCATATACCTATCGTATTCAGGCAACTCTAATGTACCTGAATAAAACTCTTTACTAATTTTTGAATTCCATCTAAAATCTTTTAGACTATCTACACAATTAATATGTTCTTTATGTGATGCAAAATTATTACTTTGAACAACTATCCATGCATCACCAGGAACTTTTTCTAACCAAGCATCATATTGTTGTTGTGTAATATGTTCACAACTTGTATTAATAACAATGTGTGGATCTTCTGTATATTCATAATTACACATATCTTCTGTAACTGCATTAAACTTACCGTTCATTGCATACGCTTTGTTCATATTTACTGCTATGTCCTTACACGCAGGATCAATATCAACACTTGTAATATGTTTTGCTCCAACATCACTATTAAAAATCATTGTTGCTAGTACTCCATACCACCCGCCAAAAATAACTATTCTATTTGATATAGTATGTTCAACGTTAGCAAGTGTTTCACATAACCATATTTTACTCTTAAGTTGTCCATGCCAGAAGCTTTCTAGCATATGATAACGCATATGATTATCTTCGTTCCGGATTCCATCCATCCAGTAAGCAATATCATTAAGATCAATTTTCATTTACTAGCTCTTTGGGTATTTTACTATCTGCACTACTTACACAAGTTGGTGTTATACAACGGTGGGGTTCTTTAAATAAAGTAAATCCTTCGTCAATAGTACCTAACGGCTCGTCATGACAGCTATACCCTCTTTTAATTTCGCCTCCTGGTTCTCGAATAATACAACTTTGATAGCCTGCATTACACATCCACCCTTTAAACTTATTAAATTGATGGGCATTTAATCTTTCTGCTTGATCTAAAGTGTACTCCTTTCCGTCTTTATCATATAATGCAAGTTGACTTATTTCTTGTTCCATATCATTTTGTAATATTTCCCATTGTTCAGAAGTATATCCTTCAACTACTGCACTTGCTATTTCATTACTTTGCGGTTTAAGAGTAACGTGTAATCCTTCACTTTTAAAACGTTCAGCTCTTTCATAATATTCATCAAACATAGCAGGAACCATAACTTGATTAATTGTAACTAACACTCCTTGCTCTTGCAAAAATTTTAGTTTTCCCGCAAATTCTTTTTCATCAGAAAATTCTGCATGATAACTTGCTGTTATGCTTTTACGATCTAATCCATCTGTTGCTGTTAACCATTTGTTCCACCAATTAAATCCTGGACTAGCATTAGTAGTCATATGCACACTAAGATAATCACTAACCGGCTCTTTATATGCTTTAATTAAATCTATTAATCCTTTATATGCAGTTGGCTCACCACCACTAAAACTAAAATGAAACTTCTCAAATCCATTAGCTCTAGCTTGGCTTTTAATTTGATCCATTGTTTGAATATACTGTTCAAACGGTCTGTGGTCTACAACTTTACTTTTAGCATACGGCCAACAATAACTACAATCGTAATTACAAAATCTTCCTAAGATCCAACTAACTGAAAAAACATTATTTTCCAGCATAGTTCTTTGTCCTAGTTTAACTATATTTTCAAATGGTATTGTCATGATATATGCTTTGTTGTATTAAAGATTGTTTTAGAACACGCTTTGACACACGTCATACACTTACTATCGCCGTGCCAATAATCGCCCATATGTTCCCATAGTATAATATCTTCATCAAGAACGCCATCTTTACAATTTGGTACTCCAATATTTTTTAACATATCTTTTGTATTTTGTGCTGTCATATTTCTTAACGCATGAATAGGTAACGTTTCTTCTAATGGATCTTCTAAATAATCACTACCTATCAAACAACACGAAAAAATATTTCCATACGGGTCAACATATATACCCTGGTCTTCCATACACTTCGGTTTAATAATAGCTTTACTAATTGCTTCATATCTAACATCAGCATCTAATAAACTATCTAATGTTTTATTTGGTACTTTTTTATATTCTGATCGTGTAGCAGGTTCAAGATCGTATTCATAATTTCCATCTAAATCTTGAACTGCAAATTTATCCAAGTCATAAAATCTTGCAGTACTAATAAAGTTTACTTTTTGCACACCTTTTCCTAATAAAAAATATTCAAGTGTTTCAACATTATCTTGATTATGTTTAAAAACTAAACTGTCTACTCTTGCTACGCCGCCTGCTTTAATAAATGCTTCCATGTTATCAATAACTTTTGAAAACTTTGTATTTCTTCTGTACAGTTCATGCGTTCCTTCAAACCCATCTATGCCAAAAACAACTTGACTATGATTTACTGATCCTATTACAGGAGCAAGTTTACTCCACCACTCTTCGTTACGCATACCACCATTAGTATGAAGTGCTAATCTACAAGTAGGATTTGCATCTCTTACATACTGAAAAATTTCTAAACAATCTTGTGCAAATGCAGGGTCACCATAATTTCCACAACTATAAAAATTTGTTAACTGAGCTAAAAATTCTTTTGGGAACCATTCTTTAAATTCAGCTATACTAATATCTCCATTACGAATAAAAGGTTTTGTAGCACCTCCGTGAAAATTTCTTGCACACATTGGACATTGTGCTTGGCACTTATCAGTTAGTTCAATATGAACTGTTTTTATATCCTTAATTCTCTGCATTATATTGTTCTTTAAGCCATTTAAAATCATTAATTTTAAATAATGCTTCTCTATTACCTTGGTTCGCTTCTCCGTATTTTTTACCTGCGTTTGCACCCATTATAGCATAATCACCATTTGGCTTATCCATACCTTCATTACACCATACCATTAATCGCATTTCAGTTTCTTCGTCTACTTGTCCTCTAATAAGTCTACTTGACAACTTAACACATTCGCGGAATGCACTTTTCCACGTATTAAAAGGATCTGTATTAAATGCTGTAATATTACTAATTTCTTCATGGGCGAAAAATTTATTACTAATACTAGTTGTCATATCAGGATGAGTAACATCCATATCTATTGTAAGTTGTCTTGGCAATAACTTTACACCACCATGACCGTATTCTAAAAAGTTTACAGGGTTTTGGCAACGCCATACATGAACAGCATCATGATCCCATTTACTTGCAATATAATCAAACTTCCAATCTTCTTTTAACTGAGCATCTCCGTCTACTACCCAAAACATTTTTGTAAAACACTTTTTAGCCGCGGCTATATGTGCTTGATGTATTCCTTTCACCCCATGG